ATCGTGAAGTCGGCGACCCTCGTAGTCGCCCGTGCCGATGGGAGGGAAATGGATGTGTATTGTGAGCTGGTCAAGTCATTCTGCGTATGTGCCGATTGCCTCCAATATGCGATTGAAGCGGAGGAGGGGGCGGAGATGAAAATCCAGAATATCGGGTGAAAAATCAAAAAAAAAATCAATCGGGGATGGTAGTCGGGGTTGCCCCGGGTTGCCCGAACCGGTGATTTTTTTTTATTTTTACACGAGCCTATACATCTTTGCTATGTCAGCATCCGTAGTCTTAAATGTAGTCCCACGATTGACAAAAGAATATACACGAGCCATCGCCCACTGCTCCTTACTAAGTCTTGTGGAGCGGGGGAACTGTGATAGATTTGGATTCTTGCTAAAGTCCTTTTTCAATCTAACCGATGAGGGATTTGACTTCCAAGCCCCTATACCTCTATTATATACTTCTTGTAGTGCTCTTACTGGAACACGCAACATATCAGCCAACTCATAAACTGACAAGTGCGTATCGTGTGAAAGACCGAACGCATTAAGGACGGCTTCCCTATGTGTCATCTAATCTACATATAGATTAAATCTTATATATCTTACCATCCTTAGCCATAACAAAACCTTTGTATTCTATGTCGGGGTATTTCTTAGCCATATACTTCCCTAACTTCTTCAACTCCTTAGCGTGAAGTTTAGGGTCATCATCTTCCTCCAAATCCTTAAAGACTTTGTATGCTCCACAATCCATATGCGAGAAAACCATAATCGTTTTAATACCGTGGAGTTCAAGAGCAATATCAATATGCTCTATTAGAGTTTTCTTCCAGTTTTTATGTTTTGTTTGATTAGCTCCTAACTCTGCTCCAGCCAGAGCAAATAGGTCATAATCGTGTGCTATATCTTTCTGATTTACTAAATATTTTGCGAGGTATTCTGTAAAGCGTGGGTCTATACAAGCCAAGACAAAAGTAGATGCTCCTTCTTTGTTTATCGGGATAGGCATTCTATTCTGTGGAAACATTTGCGGAACGGGCAACTCCCCGCAACCCCTCCTACCTTGTGCGGATTGCCCTCCTACATACCGGACACATACAGTTCGTAGCATTTGCGACTTTGTGTTGTGTTAGGCACGGCTTACAGAAGAAGTGTCCGCAGTTTGTGATATCCAGATTATCGGGTTGTATCATATCCATACAGATAGGGCACTCCCAAGTCTTTTTGAGTTCCTTAGCCATATCCTCAAACTGTGTCATTATATGAGGAGGCAAGACCGGGATGAGTTGCTGAGTTGTCGTGTAGTGCCTATGGTCTGCCCGTAGCCTACTATTATTAGACTCATAATACTTCGCCCACGCATAGGCAGTCATCTTACGGCAAGAAGTGTGAAGGTTTGTAGCGGGGGTGGTAGTCGCCATTTGGTCTATATATGATAAGTAGGAAATCTTTAAGCCTATCATATACGGGTGAGTTTCATACTCCCGGAAAAGCCGGGTAAATAAAACGATAATGTTTCTATGATATTATGATATTATTAGCATTATCATAGAGGAGTAGCGTGGATTCTTTGAAACGGACAAGCCCCGAGTTTGGTCGGCAATCTTCACACTCCAGTTTTACGAAGTGCGTTTGAATCCGTGTAAAAATGTCCCGGCTCTGTGTAGAAACAAATGCGCTCCCAGTCTGAAGACCTTGAGTATGGCTACGAGCGTGAGCGTGTCAATCAGCCGAGGATTGAGGAACATCTTGGCGTGAAGTTGTGTAAGTTGGATAAGTTTAGCGTGATGGACTGGAAGGAAATCCAGAAAGCCGATGACTCTACCGCTCCTTGGCTTGTGGAGCAAAAGGCTCGTAGGTGCTCTCTGGAGTTCTTAACTAATACATATTCTTATAACGGAAAGCCTACGGCACTCATCGGCAAGAATAAGATTGATTTTATGAAGTTTAATGGAGGTTGTGGAATCGTGTATTTTGACTTTACGGATAAGTTAATGTATTGGGTCTATGACGAGGAGGAATATAAGACCTTTGATGTTGAGATGAGGTTCGTCAGAAATAAGCGCTCTGGTTATGTTGATAAGGAGCATCCCGTAGTCCATATCCCGACTACCTATCTCAAGGAATGCGATGCCCCCGAGTTGCCCCGAGTTGCCGAAAAAGCAGATTAATATTCATTACAATCTGTGTATCGTTAATCGTAGAAAGCCCGTATCAAAAGCATTATGATTATATGATATTATTTAAAGTATCATATTATCATATCACAACAGACCGGCGAAGTTATCTGAGAAGGTGTTTGTGGATTAGTTAGACCTCTATGATAGGCTTAAAGATTTATTATGTATCCTATATATATAGAATGACAACTGACGAAGTTGAAACTGTTGCCTCCGAGAACCGTGGGATTGCTGAAGCGCTGGTAGTATTACAAGAGTATCTGAAAGAGTCAGAGAACAAGAAGGAACTCAATATGGTTATTGATAGACTACATCAACGACTGGACTGGACTATCTATAAACTCAAATCACTCAAGGCGAAGGAAGTTGAATACTTTGACCCCAACGACAATAAAAACGAAATAGTAGAAAGCAAGAATGAATGAAGACTCCGGACAACTGATATCTATCATCGCCCTTGTTATTAGTGCTGGAGGGATTATATTAGGCGTTGTCAATCATAGAAGAATAAAAAGCAACTGTTGTGGTAAAAAAATGGAGGCGTCATTTGATGTTGATACTACGACACCGCCCTTAAAAATATCCCCGGTTTCGGCAACCCCGGGCAACTCCTAATCTGCGTTTTTTACTTACCTTAAAAATAATCCCGGAGAATATATAGAACTATGTCCTCCGAGTTTATGCTCCAACTCCACAAGCGCCTCACCGAGAAGACTTATGGCGACCCCCCGAGAATGATGTCATCCACGACGGCTGATGCCTACCTCAAGACCCTCTATATGCTTAACGATAAGCAACCTTTTAAGAATCTAACATTTCTTAAAAATACTGATGAGGTTATGAAGAAGTTGGCGGACTATGCTGAATCCACAAAGAAGACCCTACTTGCCTCCATTACGAGCGTTCTTTCTCTTGAGAAGGAGAAAACCGGCTACAAAAAGGTTTATAAGTTCTATTACGATAAAATGATGGAAAAGGCAGTTGTTGCGAATAAAGAGGACACAAGTGTAAAGACTGAAACACAGAAGGAGAACTGGCTCACTTGGGAGGAAGTGCTCGGGAAACATAAGGAACTCAAAGAGGAAGTTGAAAAGTATGTCAGCCAGAAACTCGCCTTGACCCCCGTTCAACATAATGCTCTACTATCCTTTCTGATATTATCTCTATATGTGGATGTTCCTCCTCGGCGCAACCAAGATTATCTCACGATGGTAGTCCATAGCGCAAAGGCACGAGAGAAGATTGAGAACCTCCCTAAGGATAAGAACTACCTCATCCTCAAAAAGAAAGTGCCTACTGAGTTCATCTTCAATATATACAAGACCTCAAAGACCTACGGTCAGCAGAAAGTAGCCATACCAGAGCCACTTGCTAAAACAATCACATATTATCTCAAACGCAATCCTTCGCAAGACAAGTTCCTACCCTTTGATAAGGAGAACGGCATTACTCGCATCCTCAATCGGATATTCAGTAAGAAGGTTGGAAGCAGTATGTTAAGACATATCTTTCTTTCATCAAAGTATAACATAGCAGAGATGAAAGAAGATGCTGAGAAAATGGGTCATTCAATAGAAGAGCAGAAGAAGTATATGAAGATTACTCCGATGTTAGAGGGTTAGGCTTGAAAGGGTTCTGCGTTTCACTACCACACATAAAATACCAGAGATGACCTACTCGTGTCGTAATCTTCCAACGCAAGTCCTTTAAGACTAACTCGTAGGCAGATTTAGTATCCCCCGTAGAGTTCTCCATACAATACGACAACTCACGCTCACGACGCTCCATCGTCATAACCCAATCAAAAAGGCGCTGAAGTTCCTCAAGATTGTAGCGATGCTTCATTCTATACTGAAGGTCGGGAATCCAAGGTAAGGTTATTTACGCATCAACTGAAACTAACGATTATCGGGTTCTCGGGAGTAGCCTTCTCTATTTTCAACTTCGGAGCGGGAGGTTCTTTCTTGACCTTCTTCTTCGGCTTAGGCGTTCGGACTGTTAGAGGCTTCTCCTTGACTTCCATCTGTTCCTACAATAACATTTTGTGTGTTAGGATTGACGCATATAGATAAGTAGTTCCAGCACATAGGCAGAAACTTCATAGGCAATCCCTTATCAACAACGGGTAATACATTCTCTCGTAGGAATGCCTTGAATGCCGGACATATCCCGGGGTCATCTATCCACGCCTTAATCTGACGCCTCTGCTGTTTTTCAATCATCTTGTAATACTTATCTGCGCCCTTCTCACGCTCCTTCTCCACTTCTTCGGGATGTGCTAATAAATATTGACGACGCTCCTCTGCTCGTTCCTTGGCTCTAACAGACATTTCTGTTCTACGCTTATCACGGTTCTTCGCATAATAACGCTTCATAGCCTCCTTCTGAGATTCCGTAGTCATTCTTTCTATCTATGATACATAATAAATCTTTAAGCCTATCATAGAGGAATACACGATACGGGAGTCCATCGCTTGACATTCCACTCCCACCAAAAACTATAGTTCCTTATATAGATGTCCTTCGTTGTAGCCATCCCGTCTTATCAAAGAGTGGATACTATCCAAAAGAAGACTTTGAAACTCCTAAATGAAGGTGGAGTAAAACCCTCCGACATTTATATCTTCGTAGCAGATGGAGCAGAGAAAACTCAATATGAATCTGTCCCTAAAGAGTTATACGGACATCTTGTCGTGGGCGAGAAAGGCATCTCATATCAGCGCAACTTCATTATTGACTACTTCAAGGAAAAAGAACATATCGTCTTTATTGACGACGATATTTCTCAAGTCGTCAGAAAACGAGGTGCGACAGTTAAACCTATTGATGACCTTCCAACATTCTTCAAAGAGTCCTTTCGTAAGTTGGAAAAGATTGATAAATACTTATGGACTACAAAGAATCAGTATAACCCTTTCTTCAAAAAACAAATGAAAGAAGAAGGTGAAGTTGGACTCGTATCCTTCTCTGGCGACCTTATGGGAGTCATTAACCGTAAGAGTATGAAAATCAAAATCACTCTGGAGAAAGGCGAAGCAGAACAAAGAGAACTACTTTTTAAATATATGGAGAAAGATGGAGGTGTTCTACGCTTCAATAATGTTGTAGTCATATCTACAAAACTCACTCCCGGTGGTAAGGTAGCAGAAAGAGGCTCAGTCAATAAACGCAAGGAAGACATCCTCCCCAATATCAGAGCACTCATTAAAGCATATCCTCAATATGTAGGCAAACAATCCTCAGAGCCTCAGAGATTCAGAAGCAGAGCAACATTAGAGATTAAACCTAATATGACCGAACGCATACCTTCGCTTGGAGCGGGGTTGCCCCGGGTTGCCCCTTCCGCAAAGCCCCCAGAAACAAAAATATCCGAAGACGACTTGAAAGATGACTCCATAGAAACACTTCCTATCCGCAATCGTGCTGAATATAATAAAGCACGAGAGCATCTTCTGGATGTCCTACATAATCTGATTACAGTTTCTAAAATCCCTAAGCCAGAACTTACACGCTCCAGTTCTAATAGAGGTAATATCATCGGCACTATTGGACGCACTATGACATTTGGATTTGGTGATAATAGACACGGATGGAACTTCTATGCTACAAATAAAAAGCATCCAGAAGTATTCAAGGCACTTGTAGAGTTCGGTAATAGAGTAGTCCCTAAAGGCTGGGAGTATCAAGGGATTACTCTTAATCACGGAGTCAAAGCAAAAAAACACGTAGATTCAAAGAATGTAGGGTCAAGTGTCATAATCGGCATCGGCGATTTTACTGGCGGAGAAATCAGAGTATGGAATGCGGACGGTAAAGACCCTCAAGATAAAGACTTACACGATAAACCCGTTATGTTTAATGGAGGACTACTCGCACACGAAACACAACCCTTCAAAGGTGATAGATACACAATCATCTACTACAAACAAAAGCGTAAGCCTCGGAGTGGTAAGATTGGCGTGGGAGCGGGAAAATCAGCGGGAACGGCAACCCCCCGCAACCCCGTCGGACACGGAGGTATATACGCTTAGATACCACACATCACCGGCTCATAAGAACCACTACCCTTCAAACTCTCCTTTACCTTCTTCACTAACGGTGATAAAGTTGAAGCAGATAATGCCTTGCCTCCAGCCCCAGTATCTCCCTTCTCTTTCAACTTCTCGGCAATCTTAACTAATGATAATGTTGAGTCCTCCTCCAAGATTTCTTTGATGAGAGCCTCACGCTTCTTACCGCTAAAGCCACTACGAACCTTCTCCTTCTCTTCCGCACGAACCTTAGGAGGTTTATAAGTCTTGTTCTCTATTTCAATCCTTGCCGCTTCTTCTTCATACCCGATAAGTCTATTATCTATGTAAGGAAATATACTCATACCCATACCAATCTCATCGGGTGTATGAGGAACTTCCTCACCAGTAGGTAGGCTTTCTAAAGCGTCATCCGTAGGGTCTCTGGCTAAAAACTTCTCACGCCACGCTTTCTGCCAAAGTATCCAGTCCTTAATGTTCTGATTACGCTTCTTGAAGTCTGCCCTTGTTTTGAGTTCCGATAAAACACTTACCATACTATCTATCTGATTTATCTTGTCTTGTATTGTTGCTTGAGTCATTTTTATATTGTCATCCATATTATGGTTGTTATACCCTCCGAACGGAGTGCCGTTTAATCCCGTAATATACATATCAATATCCTTTGTCAGATTGTAAGCCTCCTCCAGATACGCTTTTGATTCTTTATTAGGATAGGATACTCCACTACTATACTCTTTACCCGCTAAATCTACTACTGTATAGTGTCCGCCATTCCTCTTTGAAACCTTTTCTATGACTTCCCACACTCCATTCTTAAAAGCAGTTTCTGTATTGCCCTTAAATACATTCAAGCGCACTATTAACCCCCTTAATATTTTTACATATTCTGGAGGATTGACTCTACCCGAAGGAATAGGGAGTTTTTTGAACCACGAAGGATATCTGCCTTCTTCGTATCGGGGGAGACGATAATCGTCGGAATAAGGAACTCCTAACTCATAAGGGACATATCCGAAGTGCCCCGAACCGAGCACAAACTTGTCGTATAGATTTTCGCCCCACTGCCAAGTCAGAACATAATCTGGATACTTTGTTAAGCAGTCATTTACACGCTTCAAATATCTATCAACCTCTTTCATAAACATATTACACCACTCATTTGTTATGTGATTAGGTTTATCGTAGAGACTATCAAAATCAAACTTATAATGCGAAGAACCCTTCTTCAATCTATGAGGAGCAACCTTCATTACACGCTCACGAGATACGGGGTCTTTGATATTCTCAAACTCTTTAGGAGTAGCGGGTTTTGCCGGTTCTCTCAGAGCCTCCTCACCGGGAACGGATAGGTCTTGCGTAGGCTCTTGCGTAGGCTCGGGGTTGGCGGGGGTTGCCGGTTTCGGTGATGTTTTCTTAATCTGGATTTTACGCTTCGGCTTTACCTCTAAACCAGCGGGAGGCTCTCTTACATCCAATATTTCATTAGCCTCTTCATTAGCCTCCTCAGCCACTCTCTGAGTCTCTTGGATGATTTCTTGAGGAGCATTATTCTTTATTAACTGCTTGGAACGCTTCAAAAGCAACTTGGCTGAGGCAAGTAGCCGTGCCTTTCTCTGAGGCTCCGTCTCCTTTGCGGTATGACCCCTCTCAAACTTCACCGTCCCATTCTTAAAATACTTCTGAATAAACGGTGATGCTCCATATTGAGAAGTGTTCGTTCCACTCTGTGTAGCATTCGCCAACTTCTTGTAATCAAAGGGTCGCCAAGCACTCATCGTAGAATCCTTGTGGGCTGGGTCAGTAGGCTTCTTATACTGCCCGTTATGCTTCTTGTTATTCTCCGCCATCATTCTCTGAATAAATCCCGAAGCCTTTGATACTCCGGCTAATCCACCCTTGACCCCGTCCTTCTTAATCATTAGAGCAGTCTCCAAACGCTCCTTCATACTCGGCGGAACATCTGGATTATCTCGCATCTTCTTCAAAAAACCCTCAGTCAAACTCGCAAGTGTATAGGGAGTCTTCGCATTCACATATACCTTCGCTTCTTGTAAGGAATGAAAGTGATTCTCCATCTATACTGAACGCATAAAAAAATATCTGCGGAAACGGCAACCCGGCGCAACTCTTACTACACATTAGATGACAATCGCAAGTTCAATCGGAGGCTGGGTATGCGATGCTCGTTGGTCTTACTTCGTCGGAGGGCGCTTCAAACTGACTATACCTTCTACACGACCTTATCCAAATCTGGAGCATATCTCATATAATATTCAGACAAACGAGATTGAAATACTCGGACACTATCCCGCCGAAAAATATGTTGCTAATATATATAATGACCGAACTCGTCCGGAAGCATCATCAGCAGTTGGCGGACGCACGGGCATCCGAGAGGGAAGCACTACGATACAATCCAGCAAACCCGACTCAAATGAGGTATTACTCAACTGAAGAACGCACGGGCAAGGGGGCAACTCCTTCTATGGGATTATCACAGTTCCGTGGAGGCGGTATGGATGATGAAGGTGCTCTCCAAGACCAGACCGAAGTTGCCGAGATGCCGAGAAGCCAGACTCGTAATCAGAAGTTCGCACTCGGCGCTCGTCGTGCGCAGACAATAGAATACTCAAAAGAAACGGGGCTTCCGAATCCGAAGAAGTTGATGACGAATGCGAGAGAGAATGCTAATCGGCTTGTATCCCAAGAAGGCGGTCTGGAGAAACCAAAGCGCACGGGTAAGGGCGCTACTCCTTCTATGGGACTCTCACAGATTCGTGGAGGTAAGCATACTCTTATAGACCATCTGGAACATCCTACAAAGGGGTATGGCTCAAAAAAAAAAGTCTTGACGACAGAGTCTGAATGTATGGATGGAGGGGCGCAGACTCACTCCTATCTTATGCGAGAGTCCTATGATATGGGAAGACATCTCCGAGACCACTTGGACGAAACACACGGTAAGCAGTTTGGTAGTGCCTTCCACGCTGGAATGAGTGGAGGTAGTTGGGGGTCATTCTGGAACTCTGTAGTCCAGACTGTTTCTAATGCCGAACACGCCGTTGAAGAAGGAGTAAAAAAAGGAGCGGAGTATGTTGAGAAGGCAGTAGAAAAAGATATTGAGTGGGCTGAAAACACTTTTGATAAAGTCAAGCACGAACTCGCAGACCCCGATAGTGATTTTAGAAAGGTATATCTGAAGAAGATTACGGATGCTGGTAAGATTGCTGGATATGTTATGGAGATTGGCGGTGAGGTATTAGAACTTACTCCCCTTGCCCCCTTTGGTGCTGGACTACTCGCCGCCGGAGAAGCCGTTGAGATTGGCTCACAAGCATTAGATAAGTTTAACACTATTGCTACACATCTACAACACGCCGACTCTTACGGCAAGAAAGCACAAGAGGCTTTCAAAGCAAATGACCCGGCTACTGGAATACGCAACCTTGTTCTGAGTGTGGAAGAGATTGCGGATATTGGCGCCGACTTATTCAATCTCCCGGAACTTCCGACAATCCTTGATAATGTGATAATGTCCGCAATAGGCGCAGTAAGTGCTGGGGACATTACGAAGTTGGATATGGCTTCTTTAGAAAAACTCTTTACGGCTCTTGACAAGTATAAGATATTTGACAAGTTCGTAAGCAAAATCCCAGCAAGTGCTAAATCATTCCTCATATCCGTCATAGATAGGATAGACAAGTTCATCCCCCCGTCATCCAGACAAGCACTACTGACCGCTCTCGGAATAGCGCAGAGAATCAAGAACGGTGAGTCGTTGATTGATATAGCAAAGAGTGAGGCTATTAAGGCTGGTAAGAAGGCACTTGCGGATGCCGGTAAATCCGCAAAGGACAACGCAAAGGCAAATAGTGGCTCCGGATTTAGTTCCTCCCAAAGAAAAAATATGATGATGAAGGAGAAGATGTCCGGTCGCAATCGTTCTGAAGGACCACCCCTACTTTCTGGTAATGTTGATGGAGTGTGGTCTGGCGGTGATATGCGTTCCCAGCCTATGCCCGTTCCGGATACGAATCTGTCGTTGAGTTCGGGTGGAGCACTCACGGGACAGTATCTGGGACAAGGCAAGAAGCGCAACGCTCGTGCGGAACTCGTTAAGAAGATTATGAAGGAGAAGGGGCTCAAGATGATTGAGGCTTCCAAGTATGTTAAGGCTCACGGATTATACAAATAAAATCTCAATCACAGTTATAGAATGGCTGGATATGGAACGGCAAAAGTTCCTACGACAGATTTGAATGTAGGTTTCCCCCGAGCCTTTGCGTTTGATTATGCCGAGCACGGGAACGCTAAGAAATACTATCCCGAGGCAAAACTTGAAGGGTTGGATAATACAGTTGGAACTGACTTCCAAGCCTCGTGGCACGAGCAACAGAAGAAGGACGCTCACTATATGGCTCAAGCAAAAGTGAAGGCTACTCACGCCCACAACGCCAGAGCCTTCTCCAGTCCTCACGGATACTACAAGATGCCGAAAGCCGTTCTGGGTCAGCGTATCTTTGCTAACTCGGCATTAGGCGCTCTCTACACGCATTCTACCCGTGAAGACCAACCCTCCGCAAAGGCTCCGTTTATTGAAGTTCAAAGGAAGAGCAATCCTTATAAGTCCCGCTTCCGTATCAACCAAGGTGTGTCCGGCGTAGTAATGAAGGAGCGTGAGGATAAACTGACTGGCGGTGTTCTACGCACATCGGCGGGTCAGATATACGGTCATAAACTACTGGAAGCCCGTATCGGACAACTGAACGCTATTGATGATGCGAGAGGGAACTTCTTGTCAAGTGGAACAAATGAGACTCCCTTTGCTGGGGCTCAGCCGTCTATTGACGACCAACTATCATCTACATCCCTCACGGAACTCGCCAACCTCCTACAAGCCGTTGCTTATAATCTGCTGGAGATGACGCAAGGCGAATCGGGTCAGTTTGATTTATTCAAGGACTTATCCAAAATCCTACCACTCATCGTCAAAATGGCGGTTAATAACTCTCCCGCAGATATTGCGAATGTGCTGGAGTTTATTGAAGGCGGGTCATCCAGAGCGGGTATAGCACAGTTGTTAGATGATAGAATCCGTATGTTTATGGCGTTGGGTGGAGAAGCCGAAGAACTTGGAGGTTCCGAGACTGCTGAAGGAGGAGGTTATAGGAGATATGCCGAGCGTCTAACGGCTATTCTGGAGTGGTGGAACAGAGTGGTTGAGTATCTAAAGGAGATGGTGAAGATTGCGGAAGCCCCCCTCAAGACTCGCAAGAATACTTCTGATGCCCTACTGAAGGGTCTGGGGTTTGCTAAACTCGGTAGGGATATGGCTACAACATATAAGGCAAATGTCGTGCCCGATAGTTTATTTATTGACGGTTCCAACCACGTCCATAACTTTGACAACGCACAACGGGCACAGAGTTTCCAAGCAAGGGCGGGTAGTTCTGGTGCTATGATTAACCCCGGTAGTTCTTTTACTCGTTCTGCTACAACTCGTGAGGACTCTCAGTTAGGTTTATCCAAAAACGAGAGTGATGGACGACAGATTCTCAACGATGCTAATGCCGTCCAGAATGCCTACGCCTATGGTTCGGGTGAGTTCCAAGACAACACGGGTGGTCGTCCTCGTGCCTTCTTTGGTGAGAGTCCTATTGCCGAGTATGGAACTCAGCCTACTAATAAACAAGTCCAGCAGTCCGATTATGAAGCCACTCGCCAGAAGAATAAGGGTGCTATGGACTCGGCTGCCCAACAAGCAGAGCAAGAGAGAAAGGCTAATCAGCCTCAGCCAGCAGACAATCCCTACAAAGAAAGAGAAGAGGAAGAGGCAGAAGAAGGCAAAGCCGAAGAAGAAACCAAGCAAGAGATAAAGGACATTACATCACACAAAAATCCGGCAACGGGCGAGTATGATGTTAAGACGACTTCTAAATCCACGAAGAAGTATAACTCGGCTTTCTTCTCTGGTAAAAACGCCAACCAACTTCGTGATATGTTAGCAGAACTCAAGAGAGAGCATCCCGAAATCCAATATACTCCTCGTGGCGATTCAAAGCCCGGCGTAATCCGTGCGGGTATAAAAGGTGTTCTGAAGGCTCTGGGTTTGTTTGACTACTCATACTCTTCATAAATAATGTTATGTAGATATAGATGAGCCTTACATTAGAAAGAAAATACTCATTACAGTATCCAGCGGATGCCGTAAAGGTATTGAGTGCTATGTCATTCTCAAACGGCAAACTCATAGATATTGTAGGGTCAAGCGCTTTGAGGTCGCAACAGTATGCGGGTGATTATGATGCTCACGAACTCGTTAAGACTAACTATAATACTACAGATGAAGCAGTCAATCATCTTGTTAAAGAGTTCAAGAATATTCTTCTAAAACTCTCGGCTATGAAGAATGTGTATATTGGTGATATCAAGTCCGGCGTGATAGATGAATGGGATGTTCTCAAACACGCTAATAGACTCAAGGAACTCGCCAAGAAAGGTATTATAACTCCTACCGAAGAAAAGGAGGCTTCTAAACTTCTCAGAGATAATACCGAAGTTGGAAAACTCCGTGCCAAGAAGGAACTCAAGTTTCATATAGTTCGTTGGACTCCAAAAGAAGTCTTAGCGGGTAAAAAGAAACTTCGTGATGGACGCACCTACACACTACAAGAAGCATTCAACTCTCCTACGATTACTAAGTTAGATGTGATTGCTTTGATACAAGGCAAATACACAGAACTCTCTATAATCTATGAGTTCAAGAACGGTTCTAAAGATATTAATAAAGCATCTAAGGATATAGAACAATCCTTAAAGAATGATATTATCCTATATACTGCTGACGGCAACCGTTTCAAGGCAGTCAAGCGTCGCTTTGCTCTGGCGAAACTCAAGAATGAGAAAGACAATCTCAAGAAGTATCACGACATCATTAACTCCGAGGCTGGGAAACTTTATGTAGTCTATTCAGATGTTAAAACACTTGCGGACTTGCTGGAACTCCATACCGTCCCTAAAGATAAGGTTGCCGATGCCGTTGATGGTTTCCGACACCGCCTATCTCGTGTATATCAAGACGAGCACTATCTTAAGAAAGAGCCGAGACTCCTTGATGAACTTGATAAGGCTACTCGTGAGAAGAACCCCCTTTCTACACTACGAAGGATTGAAGAAGAACTCTTTGAAAGCCTCAACAGACAAACGGCAGAACGGGGAGGGGCATATTGAATAAGGTAGTCATTTCTCTACCTATCATATACTTTTGGATTAGTGTTTCTCATTTTTTAAAAAAATCTCCGGTATTTGTATAATGCCGAGCCTATCATTTGATAAAGTTATGGGCGCTAAGCCGATTGCTATTGTTAAGGGTGGTGAGTATGATGGTAAGGTTGCCTACATTCATACTGACGACCACAAGGGTTCTAAACCTAAACTTCATATTAATCCGAATAACTATTCTACTGAAATGAGAGACTTGAAACCCGCAGAGAGAACGAAACTGATGGCTCGGCTACAAGAGGCTCATTCAAAGGGATTGTCCTCCGACCAACTCATCGGCGAGAGCGCTCTCGGCAGACAGTTATACGACCGCATTATTGCTGACAACGCTAAGACTACTAAGATTGACATCCCGGATGACGGTCAGTTTCAACTCATACCCTCTCCCGACCCAGAGAAGCGTGAGGTCTTTTATATTGCGGGAGCCTCCGGTTCTGGTAAAAGTCATATAGCCAAAGGGATTGCTGAATGCTACAAGAAACTCTTTCCAGACCGTGGGATTTATTTGATTTCTAAACTGGAAGAGGATTCTACTCTGGACGCTCTCAAGGAACTCAAACGCATTAAGATACAAAGTCTTATTGATGATTATCCTACACTTGAGGAGTTCCAAGAATGTCTCGTGATATTTGACGACTACGATACTTTTACTGGGAATGCCGAGAAAGTGATTCATAAACTGATTGATGATTTGGCGACTATGGGACGGCACACAAAAACTACTATGCTCTGTTTAAGTCATTACCTCACGAACTACAAGAAAACAAGACTGCTATTGAACGAGGCTACTCACATAGTGGTATATCCTATGGCTACGAGTTTTATGGCTCTCTCATATCTACTAAAATCTCACGTAGGTATGACAAAGGATGATGTAAGGGATTTGAAGAAAATGGGGAGATGGGTTTGTGTTTTTAAGCATTATCCCCAGTGGCTTGTATCTGCTCAACACGCTCGGGTTCTGATTTCGTAGTATGCTTCTTGAGACACTTAGGACATAAATATAAATCCGAACCATCCTTGTCATCCCATTCTAATCCATACCACACAAAAACTGTTGAGTTATCATCGCAAGTTCTACACACTACGACGGGACACTTAGGACACTTGAAACCCGTTGAACTTCCAATAACTACTTCACGCTTACACTTCTTACACTTACTCATTATATATGATAATAGTGTGAAAACCTTAAGTATCATAGAGGGTTGCCCTCAACACGCAAGGGTTCTTATCTCTTAGACCAATAGAAAATGGATAGAGTAAAAGATATTATATGGACTGGATTTAAGAATACGGGTGTTGCTATGACTTTTGGTGCTTATCACCTCTATGTAATGGGTGAAAAATGGGAACTACGACAGACTATGTATAGATTACAAGATGAGAAGACAAAGGCTATGTTAGAAGAAATGAAAGGAGTTGCCCCGGGTTGCCCAAATCGCACACTTTTCAAAAAAAAAAGTGGGTAGGTCTGGATGAGTTGGCGGAATATCCAACTCCTATTTTATACATTTTTTTATGGGAAAGTCAGCGGTTCGGGCAACCCCCCGCAACCCCTAACTCTCCTCCATAGAATAAGCGGTCTCAATAGTATTTATCATAGATTCAAGCAAGTCCTTCGCCTCTCCTAAAATGCTCGTGAGTTCGTCATTCTTTGACAAGTCCCAAGCAGTTAATGATAGTGTATGGAGTTTATAAAGTAGTGCGACACATTTCTCGGGATTGATTGTCGGCATCTATTAGTAATGCCTATTTCTTGGCTATTCAAGGCTCGGGCACAAACTTTGAAAAGTCCGACGCCTCAAGAACAGAAATCGGGAACTCATCCTTTACAGAAGTTGGAAGGGTCGCCCGGAAGTCTCTTCGTATATCGTCCAAAAGAGAAATCACATCGGGCGGGGATAGAAAAAGGGCAATACTGGCGAAGGCGTTTGCTCCCGACAGTTGTGGAGGAAGACATCTCTCCCGAACTCGTTGTTCTAACCACCTCTGAACCCACTCAATCTGATGAAAGCCTAAATCAACTGACATATTTAAAACCTTCTTTGCCTCCGACTTACTCAGAGAAAGTTTCTCTCTCTTGAATAGGGGAAGTTCCGTCTCAACGACTTTCTTTGTATCTTTTCCCTTTTTGGGCTTGAGTGGATTCCCCCAGTCTGACATTCTATTATATAGTATATATTAGAATGACGGAGCGTGGTTTAGGCAAGGTTAAATCGTATCCCTTATCTGACGCAGACATTCGCAAGATTCTCGGTGATGACATAAGTATCATAACCTATCCGGACTTGAAAGGGATGTCTAACATAAGTGAGGCGTTTGATAGTAAGGGGCGTTGTATTATGTTATACTTGACCGAGTCTGAAACAAGCGGACACTGGGTCTGTATGTTAAATAAGCCTAATGGTATAGAGTTCTTTGACCCCTATGGAGAGCCTCCGGACAAGCCTCTCAAGACCCTACCTATGGAACGACGAGAACAACTTGGAGAGGCTGAACCTATACTTACTCAAATGCTCCGAGCCTCCGGTAAGCCGGTTATTTATAACACATACGGATTTCAGAAGGATAGGATGGATGTTAATACTTGCGGTCGTCATAGCGTGGTTAGATGCCTATATTTTCCGTATGCGTTAGAGAAGTATAAGGCTTCTATGGATAAGTCTGGACTGTCCCCCGACGACTTTGTCTCGGGTATTACGGCAGATAAACTCGGCAAATAATATTATGTAGAGTATATAGAATGAGTCGGTTCAGTAGCAGTATTGATGTCCTCGGTGATAATCGTGAGCCCGAAGTAATATTTTACACGGCTACAATCGTAAATAATGAGACAGATGATGTTGTAAATGATAATGACTTTCCCGTCAGAGACCCGCCTATCCGCTTCAACGAAACTCGTGAGAAGCCGATTATTGAGGACACCTCCCTTTACCAGTATAGTATTATCCGTTTTTCTATGAATGGTGCTAATGAGAACTTGCCTCTTTTCATTCCGCAGATTCAGTCAGATACGGGGCAGACCGACCCCAATCTTACGGTGTATGGACTCGGTTTGTCATATTCAGATAATACCGGGATTAATGTAGTAAGTGATTCTGGGTATGAAGACCCTTACTATTCAAGTGATTACGGTGGTCTAACTTATGTTGAGTATCAGCCAGAAGTGCGTAATCAGACAATAGCCCCGATTCCTACTTCTACAAACAACAAGAACTATGTGGGTATTTGGGATATAACGAAGACTTATTTTAAAGGCAACATCGTCAGAGACCCCGTAGTTTCTACCCAGTATTACGAGTGTAGTGTTGCTGGAACTGTAGGCGCACCTACGCCAGACACGAATACTGGGTTTCAGTTCTACGGTGCGGGAGGTGGAAGTCCTCAAGATATTGCGAGTAAATATTACTGGGTGCTGACTTATTCCCACTTCGTCGCATTAGTTCAGACTGCTCTGGAACGGGCAAATCTTAAGTTGTTTCAAGCATATCAGACTGCTGGTGGAGCGTATTATGCTAACTACGCTGCGTGGGTAGTGGATATGCCTACACCTATTATGAGTTATGACCCTAATACGGGATTATTCAGTATTAACTACCCTCCGGTGTATCTACCATTAGCGCAACAGACGGCACAAGGTTATAGTGCTCCCAAGGCACAAGTCCTCCAACTATATTTTAACACGAATATGTGGGGGCTATTTTCAAACTTTGATAATACTTTTTTTAATAACACTAACCCTACATTCAACGCAGTCGTCGGTGGAGTCCGAGTAGTGGTGGATAGATGGGCGTATCCGGGAACACAGATATTCGGGTCGGGTTTTTCATACTTATTAAATGTAGCCGTGCTGGACTCCGGCGCAAACATTAATAGCCCTACTGCCCTCGTTGCGACCCCCTCTCCGGTGAAGTGGGTGAAGATGACACAAGACTATAGAAGCACGGGTTCTCTCTGGAGTCCCGTTGATAGTATAGTATTCACGACAAATCTAATGCCGGTCTTTAACGAGCAACAAGCCCCTCCTAATGTTCTCGGTGGATACAATATCGGCAACTCTGCTCCGGTAAGTCAGTCAGCCTTCCAGCCCGTAATGGCGGATGTATCAGTAGATTTATCAACTAACCCCGAGGGATACAGAAACTTCATTTACTACTCCCCGACGGCTGAGTTCAGAATGGCTGACTTTCAGAAAGGACACGGTCAAGAACTCCGGACGATAGACATCCAGATATTTTGGAAAGACCGGTTGTCTAACCAGTTAATCCCTATTTCTATGTTTAATCTGTCCTCGGTTAATATAAAGTTGATGTTTCGTAAGAAGATGATTTCAGCCAAGGGTCAGCGCCAAGCGATGAACTGAGTCTTATAAAATCCATAAAAAGTTCTGGACTCTCCGGATTTTTTTATGTTTGCCTCTATTATAAGATGAGTGCCGACATCCAGAAGGAGGCTGTTTTTGACGACCGTATCGTTCAGTCCCGTCCCCGCTACGCCGTGGAGAAGGGCGCTTTGAGTTTGACGAATGCCCCGTTTAACGCTATTGCCTCTACCCAGTCCCAGCAGACTTTCAACATTTATGTTCCTTCCGAGAATGTGTTTGTAGATAGGGCTCTGCGTTGGTCGGCTACGGCGTATTTTCAGATGGATGTGACTCTACCTACTGCCCCTACTGCCTTCGCTTACCAGACCGCCACAACTGGTGTGGGTAATCCTAACTACCAGACGGGCGGAACGACCTACGGCATCCCCGCTACATTCGCCTATGACAACGTCCTTTCTCCGGGTGAGGATATTGCTCTTGCCCCCTTTCCGCTTAACTATATGTGTCAGACGATGACGGCTACAATCAACGATACTACTACGGTAATCAACTCCCAAGATGTGCTTACGGAGGTTATGCGTCTGACGGACTACAAGAAGAATACATCCCAGCGCACTTGCCCGACTATGCTTGACCGCTACCAAGCCAACTACCTCGGACAAGCCCCTAACGGAGCAATCAATAGCCCTATGAATGGCTACTCCGAGGCGATGAATACGGATGAAGTTCCTAACGGCACTTGGGGTGGTCTTGTATTCACCCAGCCTAACGGTTCAGTCCTCGTAGGCTCTGGTTCTTATACGGATACATACACCGGCAACACGGTATATTACCGCAACGGCATCCCCGTGCTCTCTGGTTCTAACTCATCTACTCCCTATACTTCTTACCGTCTGTATGTAGCCTTCTACTCTACGGAGAAACTCACTCTGTCCCCTTTTGTATTTGCTGACGAGCACGAGCACGACACGGGTTTGTTCGGCATAAACAACATCCAGTTGGTGATGAACTTCAAGTCGGGTCTGGCGCTCTCCCGTGTATTCCGCACACTCGGCGACCTTGGCTCAAATGCGATAGTATCCGGTTCAAGCATTACTTGGAACTCTTATGCGAGTTCGGTGTGGTCTGGTGCGGTAATGAACGTCCAGTTCCTCACGCCTTCTCTGGATGTGCCTCTACCTCCTAAGTCAGTCGTGCCGTATATGGAGTTCCCTCGTTTCATTACGCAAGGCACGAGCGCTGGTTCTCTGGTTGCCTACCCCCAGAATGCGTCTATTGGAAGCACTACGGCTACTGTTTCTGCCTACCAGATTCAGTCCCAGACAATCACGCTCCCGCAGATTCCCGACCTACTCATCATCTATGTCAAGCCTACACAAGTGGCTGGTTCATTTGACCCTCTTGACCCCTCTTATGCGGATGCCTATCTGCCTATCTGCTCTGCCTCTCCGGCGTTTGGTGGAATCAAGAACCCTCTCTCAATCAACTTTGACAACTTCTCTGGTCTTCTCTCGTCGCACACAACGGAGGAACTCTATGCTATGACCCACGCCAACGGTCTTTCTATGTCCTACCCCCAGTGGTCGGGTCTGGCTCGTTCAAGTGTGATGGTAGGTGGTAATCCCTCCCCGACTTACACGGCTGGTGGTAAGCCCTACCCCGGCGTCGGAACTGGCGGATTAGTGCCGACTACGGGTGGTCCTCTCATCCTCAAGCCTTCCAAGGACATCACGCTCCAGCCCGGACAAGCCCCGAGTTTGGTCGGCAACTTTACGCTCCAGTTTAACCTCCAAGTATTCAACCCCTACCCTTTCTCCGTGAATGCGCAGTTGTATGTGATTACGGTGAATAGTGGGTTCTTTGAGTCTATCCGTGGTTCATCTCGTATCATTAAGGGCGTGTTGTCCGAGCAAGACATCATCTCCGCTCCCGTATCCTCGGCGCAGACTCGTGAAGGTCTGGCTCGTATGGTGGGCGGTCGTGTGTCTATGGGCTCTCTGGCGAATGTAATCCATCGGGCGAAGAGTGCCTACGATGCTACGAAGCCTTCCGGAAGCGGACACGCTATGCCGAAGGGTATGTTTGGTGCGGACAAAGATAAAATGGCGCAGATGGCTCCGCATATGGGCTCTGGAGGAAGCCGTCTCTCCGCCCGGTTGATGTAAGTTTAAAACATATTAAAAACTCATCTTGAGAAAAAAATATGTTTAGTCTAAGTATAAGATGAGTAGCGGTAATGTCCTCGGAGCCCACTTGAATGTAGCATCTCTGGCGATTGCGGGTCAGCCTTACGCTAATCCGGGCGTATCTTCACTCACATCTATTGCGAACACGACCTCTGCCTCTTCTCCGGCTGGTGCGAATCTGAAGGTAGGAACGGCTACGGGAACTTCAACGATTTCATTTAACTTACCGGCGGGTTCTACGGCAGATACGGCGGGTATTATCCCCTACCGCTCATCATCTCTGTCGGTTCTTGCGTCTGATGCTACGGCTACAAGTGCTGGTGTATCTGCTCCTCTGACATACGCTCCGGCAACGAACGGCGGAACTCTGGTGTGCTCTCGTGTGAATCCGGTGAATCAGTCTGTGATTTCCGTAGCACTCAGCGCAGCCGGTTGGGTTGCTAACGGACAAGTCGGCGCAACTGGTGTCTATTCATATACATTCACGGGTGGCGCTGGAACTATATTTAATGGATTGTCGGCGACTTCAAGAGTAATGGCGCAGATTAATACTTGTGCTAACGCCGATTTGACGAAACCGATAGTTGCTTGTAAGGCTGGTGTGAATAGTGTCACAGTCTATGTAAATGGAGTAGTAACTGATGCTTCTTATATTCCCACAATCACCGTGTTGTCTTGGTAAATAATATAATATAGACATAGAATGAGTAGTAGAGTTAATGGCTCAAGCACGAATATAAATGCTTTGGCGATTAATGGAGTCCCGGTAAATGCTACTCAAGCAACCCCGACGACTATAGAGACTTCTGGGAACTTACCGGTTTCTGGGCGGATAATATTTACGGGTAATGTGGGTCAGAGTGGGAACTATTTCAACTTCCCCGCCCCTACAGTATCATCTGTAGCAAACACCGATGGAACTATAACAGTAGCACCTACAACTGGAGATGTAGTTGTAAGCCTACCGGCAGTAGGGACTGCTGGAACATTCACTTACGCAACTATTACAAAGGATGCTTATGGTCGTGTATCAAGTGCTTCAAGTGGGGCTACTCCAATAACTTACACGAATGGCTCAAATATTAGCATATCTGGAACCGCAATAAATGTATTATCAAATCCTTCATTTACGGGGTCAATAACAACATCATTAACAAATACGGCAAACGCAATAAATGTAAGCGGAACTGGTAGTGGTATAACAGTCCAGAGCGCTACAAACTCTAACGCATTTACTGCTAATAGTGGTAATATACAAGCACTCGGCGGATACTTGCGGGGTATAGGATTATATGACGGAACAAACGGGACTACCTTGGGAACAAGTGGCTATCTATTACAAACTACATCAACATCTTATAAATGGATTGCTCCTCCTACAACTATCTATACGGCATCTACTTCCGCAACTACACTTACAACGGTTCAAAATACTATTAGTTGGAGTCCGACCCCGACTATAACTCTCGCAACTGGTTCTCTTGAAGTAAGTGGTATTCTTGTGTTTCTGATTTCTGCTACTATAGCCGCAGCAAACTCGTCTATTATTATAAATGTATTGGGTGGAAGCACGGGAGCAACATCTATATCTACTACTCAGTTAGCATCTATACCTATCGGGACATTAGCGGGTCAATACTTTGCTATACCATTTAAGGGATACTCGGCGACTACGGGGATTCAACAAGTATCAGTAAAAATACAAGGCAGTTCGGTTTCTTCAGTTGCTACTCTACAGAACACTTCACAGATGACTCTGTCTTATAATAAATAATCTTATGTCTATGTATAACAGATGGATATACTGAAATACATAGCCACTATCAAAGAGTGTCATATCTTAAGTCAGAAGCAGAAGGAGCAGATAATCGCCTACACTACCAAAGTATCCGAAGAGCCAGATTATTTGGAGAAAACGGATTCTCTCGCCAAGCCCCTAAAATCTTTGAGTGAGATTTGTGAAACACATTCTGCTTTCCGGACGCAGTTCCACGAGGAACTTTCCCGTGCTTTTCCAAATAAGAATAAATAATGAAATCTCCATAACCTACCCGACCGAACTTTATGAGTGTTCCTCTGTCATTAGAAACGGCGAGTTTATGAATGTCATCGTCAGAGAATGACACTTTATATCCATATTTTTTACCTCTTCTCCGTGCCTCCTTGAGATACGCAGAAGGTGTTATTCCTACCTCTAACAACTGGCGAGAGAAGGAGTTGCGGGGGGTTGCCGATTCCGCAAACTTTTTTTTTTGCCCCCCATCCTCAACTTACCCGCTCCTCCCAGCGCCTTGCCCGTCATCAGTTTATATACATCAACGTGCTCGTTATATGAGCCATAACTAAAGTCATATATATCACCGATAATAGGAATGCTGGATATTATTGAGGAAAAGTATCTGACTACTGGGGGAGTAGGAGATAATACTGTGAGAGTCCAGCCAAACAACATATATAGTGGGTCTTTTCTGTTGTAAATGCGGTAGTTTTTAGACACTAACCGAACATTCTCTGGCTCAAGAGCGGGGTTGAACGACATACCCTTTGAAATGTAGCCCTCCTTGATATATCTATCTACAAGTGCTCCTCCGAGTGAGTGTCCGCATCCGTATCTGAAAGATAGTGGGAATGATTTGAGGAGATGACTTGCTCTATTGTCGGTAATAATAGCCATATCTGTTTTCATTCTTGTTGTAGCGTATAGCGTATTATTATATACATTTTCTAAGTCGGCTTTTATGTCATCCCAACCATCCGTGCCTCTTACCGCCATCACTACAGATATAGGGCGTATAGTCTTACCCATTACTTTCTTGTCCGCCCGTCCGCCGAAATCATTAAAACTGTTCCCCACATCGGTTGGAACATATTGAACTCCTCCAAAAACACCAACATATATTTTTATTGTCGGTGTGTTTATGACTAAAACATAATCTATTCCATTTCTACTTCCATACTGGTCGTTGGTTCTAATAACGAGTTGCGGATTATCTTTGTATGCTTCTTTAACCATATGACCGTATGTTGCCTCAATCGGTTCCCCACCCCCACCATAAGTTCCAACACTATTTGGAACAAAGGGTGCTGGAGGTCTATCTTTGATAGTTCCATTTACATACATCGTAGGGTCAAGTGATTTTCCAGAAAATGGATAAGTGGGATTAAATACAAGACTACTATCGTATCTCTTCAACTCAGCAACCCCCGCCAAGTTTCCTCCGTATAACGCAATCACCGCATCAGTCGCCAACCAGTTTCCTCCTTCTAACTCTCCTCTATGATGACCCGTTCCATCCATACCACCTTCGTCATCACTACTATCGGGATGCGGGTTGTGTTGCTGGGTTGCGTGAGCCCAGTCCTCAATATAGGCTTCGCCGGGAGGTAATAGAAAGCCATCTGGGGCATCTTCGTCTTGTGAGTCAGCATCATCTACGGGCATCTGAACCTCTTGTAGTCCAGCAATAGCATCTGCTACACCCTCTGCTTCTAACTCTTCCATCATATCACCAGTAGCAGAAGTAGTATCGGGTATATCGCCTTCGTCGGGAGGAGCGGGAGGAGCATCAGCGCCTAACTGTAGGTCTTCATCACCCTCCGCATTCTCTGCTTGAGGTGGGGCAGTAGCGGGATTAGGAGCATCCGGAGCATTAGAAGGCGGTTTATCACGACCACCGACAACTCTACCACGACCGACTCTTCTCATTCTACTACTGGTATTAGATTTTTCTTTGCGCATAGCACTATATAGGGCTCTCATTTGAGCCTTTGCTCTGTCTTTAGGAATAGGCTCTTTAGAATGCTTGACTCCATTCTCACCTACAACCCAATATAAATCCCTCTTAGGGGCTTTGCGTAGTTTATACGGCATTCTACTTTATCCAATAAAAAATATCAGCGGAACGGGCAACTCGGGGCAACCCCGATTTACACGCCAGACCAAGTATCCGAGGGAGGCATAGGCGCTTTGGCTCTCTTTATACCCATCCAATACCGACCAGCATTACCATTAGCCTCTCTCCAAGAGCCAACCCACTCGTCGCCGACTTTCTCTGACACCCACCGGAGGCTCGTGAATGCGTGTTTCTCCACCTTCTGGATTTGACCGAGCGCCTCCATAGACGCTTTGAAGAGAGCGGGGCTGATTTCATTATGCGTAGCATTTACGAAGTGGTCTCGGAGCAGAGAGGTTTCTATGAAGAACCGACGGTCATCCTTAGGAAGCCCCAGAGTGTAGTTCGCCTCCAGCCACTCTTTGATAGGATTTTGCTCACCCATATAATCTCTGGACTTCTCCAACACGCACTCCGGGATTTTCAGTCCATCCCGTTCCAGCAACTGATAAGCCTCAATCAGAAGCCACCACATCTCATCACGCCACTCTGGCGATTTTATGATTTTATCCTTGAGGTCAATATTTATTTTCTTGTGATTTTCTGCCGTAGGATTTTCTACGAACTTGTTCGGGAACTCAATAACCTCCAGACGGCGCTCAATACCACCATCTGGACGATTGAGGCGAGGGATAGTGTTCGTCTGGAGATACAAGACAAACTGAGGCACAAACTGGACGCTGGAGCGATACAAGTCCCGAGCGGTGATTTCATCTCCGCCAGTCCATTCTTTGATTGCGCCGACTTGGAGGCGGTCATTAGCCTCTGGCTCTGAAGCCATTACGCATCTCTTGCCTTTGGCTTTTGCGAGAGGAGGGCAAGTCGCATCTTTCTTATCTTGCGTCTTCGTGATGACTTGGTGAGGCACGGTGTGGAAGTAATCACCCAACACTCTCTTCACGATTTCAGCAACCAGACCTTTACCATTACCGCCAGAGCCAGTCCATACAAAGAACTTCTCATACCTTTTGCGCCCGTGGAGGCAGAGCGCAAGTGTTTTCAGCACATAAGAAGTCAGAGCGCCCAACTCGTCTGGAGATGCGGGGTCGTCGGTCTCAAAGACTGAGCGGATAGTGTCAATCAGTTCTTTACGAGCATCGGGGAAGCGCTTTTTAGGATAAGGATATCCAGCATTAAGGCAGACGAAGTCATCGGGTGAGATGAGCCTTGCCTCGTGTTTATCCAAGTCATACACCATATCGTTGAATGCGAAGAGATGACGATTTTCATCCATTTTGCGGTGGAGGTCATCCTCCGTGTAGCAGTTCTGGACGAAGGCGATGACTCCATCACAGAATGACTTGTTGCCGACTTTTGCGAAGAACCCGCCGATGCCCTTGAGTTTCGCACGAGCCATTTTGATTTTATCCTCATCTGTTTCTGTCATATTGATTTGCGACTGATGCTCCTTGCCGATGCGCTGGAAGGTCTGATGGATGTCAGCAATCATAGACGATGGATGCTTCTCATACAACTTCCAGATGTTATTACCTTGGATTTGAAACCAGCCGAGGGACTGATTGTAGAGGTAGGCATCTGGACGAAGATTATAGAAGAACCGAGCAGTCTCGGCGTGAGAGGGATTTTTGATGAGGCTCCAGAAATCCATACGGCGCTTTGACAACTCAATATAAGCATCCATATCATCCTCTGAGAGCCATTTCCAGAGTAGGCTCTGCGTGAGATTTGACTTGCGGAACATCTTCCACTTCGCCTTAATCCACGCCGGAGAGGTCTCCTTGACGAAGTGTTTGGACTTGGTGGAGAACTCTGTGAAGTCCTCCACGGTGAAGCCCTCGTTGAGCATCACGAAGCCGATGCGAAGCCAATCTGGATAGTAGTCCCAGCGGTGTTTGCCAAGGGCATCCAGAACCTCGGCGATGAGTTCTTGAGTCTTGACATCGTCCTCCGTGGGGTCAGCATACTCGGTGTATGCGATGCTCTCCTCCTTAGGGTCTGGAGTGTCATCTGTTTTTTCTTTCTCCTCCAACACTTCGGCGAGTTTGAGGACTGATTGTGGCTCTGGGAGTATCACGCACCCGTCGGGGATGTAGGTGATGAGTGTATCCTCCAGAGTGCCGAACACAATCTTATAGGGTCTGTCTTGACAAGGCTTCGTCTGACCTACCATCCGCATCTTCCTATTACCGTCATTATATACGGAGAGGTCAATAATGAGGAGGTCGGCGTAGTCTTGCTTTGGCGATTTCTTGAGGACAGTAGAAACCGTGATGATGTCCTTGAGGAGGTTCTTGATTTCGTGGAAGACTTTGCTCTTGACATAATGAGCGATTGCCTTCTTGCTACCAGCAAGTTGAGTGGAATGTAGGGTGAATGAGAGTTTGTTGGAAACATTACCCTTGTCATCGGGGCATCTCCATTTACAACTTTCTTTGAGGGCATAGCCCTTCTCCTTGTCCCTATATTTATCCTTCAACTCCATCGTGATATTCAACACGCACTCGTTGAAATCCTTCTCGGTTATGTCCTTTGCGAGTTCTCCATCAAGGTCAATATACACTCGGTTGAGAGTGCGCTTCATATCACGCTCCGTGGGGCAAGTGCGTTCGTAGCACTCCCGATGGGATTCAAGATACTCTTTGACTTTAGAGATTGGGACATCATCGCACACTTTGTCAGAACGGGACAAACCAGTCGTAATACATACGGAGGGGGAAGGCATCTCTACTGAAGGGGAGGAAGAGACACCGGGCATTTTTGCGCGATGCCGGGGAAGGGGGGAAAAATGGTTTCATTTTTTTCCCCGCCCTTCCGAAAAATACCACAGCGAACACAGCGAACCACAGCGAACCACAGCGATTCGCTGTAATCATTTTTCGGAAGCGCGGGAAAAAAAATGAAAGCATTTTTGCGGGAAATGGGGGCATCACCGGAAAATGCCCCGCCGTGCCGTGAGTATCCGCTTGAATGTTGAAGTCACCACTACCTTTGATGTGCCCTCTCATATCATCCTTGACCCAGTAGAGGAGGGTGTCAAGTGGTGGATAAAGTATGACATCCTCTATTACGACGGAGGTAATGAGGAGTATCAAATCCCGATGCCGAACTTATGGGATGGCGACTACAAGCGTCCAGAGACTGTGGTAGAGGAGGAGGAGTATTATTCATCTGATGAGGAGGATGAGTCATCCGTGGAGTGTGAGTCTGCGTGTGAGTGTTCTGATTGTAATGAGAGGTGCGATTGTAATCCTAATAAGGATGGATTTGAGTGGATATGTCGTAGGTGTGCGGAGATAATGAATGCTCGTCGTCCGCACGATGAGATGCCTATTGAGGCACTTGAGGCAGAGGCAGAGGCAGAGGCAGAGGCAAAGGCTATGGAGGCAGAGGCAGAGGCAAAGGCGGTGGAGGCAGTCATCATCCAGCAAGAGATACAGAATGGTAAGTAGGGGTTGCCCCGGGTTGCCCGTTCCGCAAACATTTTAAAAAGAGAAAAAGAGTCATTAAAGTTAAATATATTTTTTACTACTGATTTTTATTTAGAGCCATACGGTCTGCTGGAGAAAGTCTGCTTGGACTTGATTAACTCCACAATCTTTTTACTCGCACAATCATCACAGTAGTAGCCCTCGGGACACCCCCACGGATGCTCTTTGTCCTCCCACTCAATAATGGTAGTCGGGAAGATATGACGGCGCTCGGGGTTGGTATGGCATCCATAACACGGAATCAAGGGAGTAGGCATCTTTTTCTGCGGTGGAGGTCTTTTTCTGCGGTGGAAGGTTTCATTTTTTTTTTGCCCGTTCCGAAAAAAAACACAGCGAAAACAGCGACTCGCTGTGCCCCATTCTACTCAAAAAAGTTGTGCTACGGGTAATAGGATTTGACTACATTTTTTTT